CGTAGTGATTAGTCAAGGTGGATAAATAATATAATGAAAGAGTGGATGTTTATATCAGCTATGTTGCTATTGCCTGCAATGTGTTTTGCAGACAATGAAATCACAATAGAGCAAACAGGAGATACATTTCAAATAGGAGTGGATCAAATAGGATATGATAATGAGATTAAAATGTTTGATAACAACTCATTTATATCAGCAACAAGTTTAGGCATGTACTTAGTTCAAGTCAATACAAGCTCTACCACACTTCCTAATAAAATTACCTTTGACGAAATAACTGGTACTGGTAATGAAATGAAACTAGCTCAAGGCGCTGCATGGGACGTTCTTGAATCTGACACTGACCTTGGTTGGTATTATGATGACTATGAAGGCGGTGGACATGAAATAGATATCACTATGTACGGAAACTATAATCAGTTAGCAGTTCAACAAACAAATCAAACCAATGCTCTTGATGGTCATAACTTCGACTTACACCTAGCTGGTGATTATAATGAAATAAAAATAAAACAACAGAGCAGCGGTGTTAAGAACATTGACTTAACAATCTACAATAGCTATAATGATGTATTCATTCGCCAGAAAGGTAACAACACATCGCACAGTGCAAACATAACCTTAGATGGTTTATATGGAACAGATTTAATTTTAAAACAATTAGGAACTACAGCTCAGACATACAACCTAAGTGTTGATTGTATAACAATAGGTGGTTGCAGCGTAGACGTTCAACAAGGTCAATAATGACAAAGTGGTGGTCCGTATTACCCATTATATTATTAGGTGTATACTTACAAATAACTCAACCAGATCCAATTAAGTCTCTTGGATATCTTTACTATGACACATTACATTCTACAGTAGAGGAAGTAAGCGTAGATGATATTGTATTAGTCAATATAGATGAAAGAGCAATACAGAGAGAAGGCCAGTATCCATGGCCAAGAGACTCAATAGCTAAATATATATCAAGTGCACCAGCAAACAATCTATACGTACTCAATGTACTGTATTCTGAACCAGATAGATTTGGTAAAGATAAAGATCTTGCTCAAGCATTAGCAAATAAGGCAGTAGTATTATCTTCTGCTCCAACCAATCAACTGTCAGATGGTGTAGGAACCTTTGTGGGTGTTGCGACATTAGGAGATCAAAATCATGAATCACTCTACTCGTTTAAAGGACTTCTTTATCCTATTAGTGATCTTTCTAACTGGGCTTTTGGTGTTGGCGCTACTGTGGCTCTACCCGACCAACCCACCGGAGTTGTGCGTAAAGCACCACTTGTCATTCGAGCCAACGGGACACAGTATCCATCATTGGCACTCGACACTACCAGAGTGTTTGCCGGAGAACCAAGCTACCAAATGAAAGTAGGCTCCAATGGAGTCGAGTGGGTTCGTATAGGCAGGCAACCACCAATTACTACAAACAGCTATGCAGAATTAAATATTGCATTCTGGAATAAATTTAAACAAATAAGTATTTTAGATTTACCTAATGAGAAGACAGAAGGTAAGATTTATATATTAGGAATTACAGCTGAAGGATTTACTAATCCAGTACCAACCCCAAAGGGAGGAGTGTATCCCCACGAAGTTCAAGGACATCTGATTCACACCTTAAAGTCAGGTATTCAAATAACCGAACCCGACTGGAGTGCAGTAGCCTCTCTCGGTCTTCTGTTGATCGGGTCTTTAGGAATTCTTCTAGTGGTCTATACACTTCCCACAATTCTGGCGGCGTTAGTTTCGATTCTTCTAATAGGCGGCGGTCTCGGAGCAAGCTACTATTTGTGGAGCTCTGAGCTTGTCTTCCTAGACGTTTCACTGTTTTTCTTGATCTCAATATTAGTTTTTGGTCAAAGTTCTTTTAATAAGTATTATACTACATTTAAACAAAAAGAGCAAATACGTAAGCAGTTCGGAACTTATTTATCTCCCGACATGGTTAAGATGTTACAAGATGATCCATCACTTTTAAAGCTAGGTGGAGAGAGAAGAGAGATGAGTTTTATGTTCATGGACATATGTGGATTCACTCCCATATCAGAACATTATAAGAACAATGATGACCCTGAAGGTCTAGTAGAATTAGTAAACAAGTTCTTAGACCTACAGACTAAGATCATACTAAATAACAATGGAACTGTCGACAAGTACATGGGCGATTGCATCATGGCATTTTGGAATGCACCTCTCCCTTGTAAAAACCATGCCGATATGGCTATAAAAACATCTATAGAAATTATAGAAGCGACCAGGAAACTCAATGAAGAACTTAAACCTCTCAATCTTCCTCCTATCAATGTTGGCATTGGTGTCAACACCGGTGAGTGCATCGTCGGAAACATGGGATCAGAAGTTAGATTTGACTATTCCGTTATTGGAGATGCCGTCAACCTTGCCGCTAGACTCGAAGGTCAAACAAGAAATTACGAAGGGGTGGACTTGCTGCTATCACAGTTCAGTCGTGAAGCAAGTACAGAAGGAAAATTCAGAGAAGTTGATAGAATCCAAGTCAAGGGCAAGACTGAAAAAGTTACGGTTTATACATGTAGTTAATGAGCCCACTGACTTTCAATTAAACTACTTTTGGCTTATGAATTTTTTAGATATGAGTATGTCATATCATTATGTACATGATCATCCTAATATAAAAGAAGGTAATCCTCTATTACCTGAAAAACCTAATGCAGGGCAATTCATATTACAAAAGGGACTTACAGCTCCTCTTCTAGCTGCAAACTCTAGTTACGAAGATATGGTATTTTATAATGTAGTTCTAACAATAGTTGTCTTAAGAAACCATTACCTGTATAATACGACATCAAGATGTGCTGGACCTGCTAACTATCACGTTGATGGTTATAATGTAAACTGTAATTAAGGTATAATAAATAGTTGAACTAATACATAATCTATTATATAATATACGGAGTAAATATGTACGATAAACAAAAAGTAATTGATCAATTAAAAATTGACGAAGGTATAGTTTATGAGATCTATAAAGATCACTTAGGTTATCCTACATTCGGAATAGGACACTTAGTTCTAGAATCCGACCCTGAGTTTGGTCAAGATGTTGGTGTTCCTGTTTCAGAGGAAAGATGCTTAGAAGTATTTGACCATGATCTTGAAGTTACTGTTAATGAGTGTAAAGTATTATTTTCTGACTTTGATGAAAAGTTAGATGAGGTGCAGGAAATACTTATTAATATGATGTTTAATATGGGAAGAACTCGTTTAAGTAAATTTAAAAAATTTATTGGAGCTCTTGATGAAAAAAATTATGATGAGGCAGCTAATCAAATGATGGACTCAAAGTGGTATAACCAAGTTGGTAAAAGATCAGAAAGATTAGTTGAAAGAATGAGAAATGCAGGATAAAAAAACAATCCAACAACAAATAGACGAAAAAATAATTACAGTAAAAGACTTTGCTCTATCTATAGAAACTTTTGTTAATGATAAAAAAATAGGCTATTTAGATGCTCTTACGCATTATGCAGATCAAAATAGTGTAGAAATAGAAACAATAGCTTCTCTAGTAAAGAATAGTCATGTATTAAAGGCTAAACTTGCTGCTGAATCTGAAGGTAAAAAATTATTAAAAGCATCTGGCAATAAACTCCCTATCTAATGGAAGGTTTTGTTGTTAGAAATCTTCTATCGCGAGAAGAAGTAACTGATCTTATGTCACTCTGTAATAGAGACTGGGAAAGAGCTTCTTCTATAGATGCTAAAGGTACTGAGCTTTCATATGATTCATCTAGAATTACTGAAATGGTTGGTCTAAATTTTCATGAATTAGGTAGCATTCCATCAAAAATCATAAAAAAAGCTAATAGTATTTTCAATAATAAATTTTATACTAATGAGTCTATTAGTATTCTTAAATATGATTCAAGGCTAGGGGCTAAATTTGACTATCATACTGATGATATTAACTATAAAGTTTATATTGACGGTAACGGTAATAGAATAACAGACCCTGAAGAATATTTTATTATTAATTCACGTCCTAGAAGAAAGATTTCAATAACAGTTGCACTTAATAATAAATGCGACTATAATGGAGGTGACTTTAAAATTCAACCCGATGGTGAGCAGAATTCGTTTGAATACAATGCTAAAAATATTGATTTGAATTTAGGTGACGCTGTTTTATTTGATTCAAGGATGTATCATGGAGTTACTCCTGTTACAGAAGGTATTAGATATTCAGCTATAATATGGTTATATCATTTAGAGGAATTTTATGATTGGTGGAGCACAAACGATCAAATCCCTTCCGAAGGGTTCGATAGATTTAAGAGGTACTATGAAAAGTACGATATCCCCTTATGAGGTTTATATAAAGTATCTTGCTCTTAAGCAACATTTTACAACAGAACATTATAATTATTTTACTTATAACGGTAAAGTAAGAGCATCTGAACACGCATTTAATATTAGAAAAGACAAATACTTTTTTATGAAGTTATCTAAGCATAAAGATGTAGAAAATTTCCTTTTAGCTAATATAGTTGACGGTGATAAAGATTTCTGGATTGGTGAATTAAGAGAATCTGCACCGGAAGATGTATATCGTAACTGGAAAAAAAGACAAGAAGCTTTAACTTATACTTTTAAAAACGAGTTAAGTAATCTTGATGATAATTTTGATAAAAACTTTGCTGTCGAAAAGTATGGCCATCCGCACTTGCTTAGGTTATATTTAAGAAATGAAGTTTGTATTGAAACAATGTGCATACTTGATATGCTAGTGAATTATAGTAAAACTTGGAACAAATATTTACAAAAAGACTTGATCTGGGAAGATAAATATACTATAATAACCAAGTATAGGCCTTTTCTATCTATAGATTTAGATAAGTTTAAGACCATTACTTTGGATTATTTTAATGATAGATAAACCGCAAATAAACCGCAATATATACCGCAATACGCAAGGAGATAATATGTCGCAATCATTTGAAGCACTTAAGAAGAACTCGGCTTCTGAGCTTAATAAACTTACCGAGGCACTAACTAAACTGGATAGCAGTCCTAAAAAGCAAAATGGACCAGATGATAGAATCTGGAAACCTGATGTTGATAAAGCAGGGAACGGTTATGCAGTTATCAGATTTTTACCAGCACCAGAAAATGAAGATGTACCATTCGTAAGAGTATGGGATCATGGCTTCCAAGGACCTACTGGGCAATGGTATATCGAAAAATCTTTAACTACTGTTGGTCAGAAAGATCCTGTATCTGAGTATAATACTATGCTCTGGAATTCAGGTATTGAAGCTAATAAAGACTTAGTTAGAAAATATAAAAGAAGGCTTTCTTTTTATTCTAACATTTATATTGTTAAAGACCCTACTAGACCTGAAAATGAAGGTAAAGTATTCCTCTACAAATATGGTAAAAAGATCTTTGAGAAATTAAATGATCTTATGAACCCACAATTTGAAGATGAAAATCCTGTTAACCCGTTTGACCTTTGGGCTGGAGCTGACTTCAAGCTTAAAATACGTAATGTAGAAGGTTACAGGAATTATGATAAGTCGGAATTTGATAGTCCAGCACCGCTAAGTAGCGATGACAGCTTGCTTGAAACAGTTTGGAAAACAGAGTATCCTCTTAATGAGTTTACTGTTTCTGAAAACTTCAAGACATATGATGAATTAAAGACTAAGCTCTATAGAGTTTTAGCCTTAGGTGAAACAAGTAGTCAACCAGTTGCTTCAGCACCTCAACCTCAACCTGAGATAGCTGCACCATCTATTCCTACTACATCAGCCGATGAAGATGTTCCTCTTTCTTCTGACTCTGGTGATGACGACACAATGTCGTTTTTTCAGAAATTAGCTGAATAGCTAATTCTCTTCTGGGGGCGGTATCATGCTGCCCCATTTTTTTGTTTGAGCGCCCATAGCTCAATTGGATAGAGCAACAGCCTTCTAAGCTGTAGGTTCCAGGTTCGACTCCTGGTGGGTGCGCCAATTATTTAGAAACTAATACTGATACTGGAACGTATGATGCCGAACCACCTGAACCATAAGTTATTGTTTTACTTGATGAGGGTGCTGTGACGTTTGTTTGTGATGAGTTATCTATTACTGAAGTATTTAACACTTGCTGTACTACAGCCGTTCTTAAAGCATTGACCTGTCTTTCAGTAATAGCTTGACCTTGAACAGCGACACCTAAAGTATCAGCTATTTCTGATATATTACTTAAGTTATCTGCATCTAATTTAGATATTGTTTTTATAAACTTGTTTAATTTCTCGTAGTTAGAAGTTCCTGCAATATTTTCATCTGATAATGTGCTCATAACATTACGTATTGCATTAGCACCAGTTACAAAATTTGTTAATTGTTCCTCATCTACTTCTTCATAACTTTTAATAGTAGCACTCATTAATTGCATACCTTTTGCGGCATCTTCAAGAGGTGATTCTTTAAATATACTAGCAAAATAATTCATACCATTATCAAAAACTAATAGCGATCTATCCCAAAATCCTGAATCTTGCATTTGTGTAAATTCTTCTGCAGTTGTTTTACCTCTTGATCCTGTGACTACACTATAAAGTGCTTGGCCTATCTTTTCAAAGTTTTCTGTATCTATAGCAGGTAGTGCATTCAAACTTGCAATACCCTCTTCTAATTCTACTAAAGCATTCTTATCAAATAAAGATCCTGCCCCTGTTAACTTTCTTAAACTGTTTACTTTTGATCTTTCTAATCCACTCATTAATGCAGTTAAAGATTGACCTAAAGCTTCAAAATCTGATTTTAATACTTCTGAATTTCTAACTGACCCTACCTTTTCGCCCATGTCATTAAGTATATCTACTGGTTTAGATACCAGTGATTGAAGGTCTTCCATACCTTTTACTAGAGTAGTAAAGTCTTCTGCTGTTAATGATGTCATTACCCCTGCAGCTTTAGCATTTTTAAAACCGTCTAACATTGCTTTAACACTCTCACCTATTAATGTTAAACTCTCTTTTAACCTTTCTTTATTAGGCATATTGTTTAATGTTGTTAGACCAAAAGCTAAGGACTTTAAGGTATTTTTCTCAGCTAATGTAGTAATAATATTAGCACCTTTTTTATCATTACCAAAATAGTCAGTTAAAGGATCTAAGAATTTTTCAATTGCTGTTCCAGCACCAGCTAGGTTGCTTTGTAGCTTATCATCATATTTAATAGAGTTTAAATGGTTGATACCATCAGCAAAACTTTTAAGGTTTACTTCTGATAGTTTTTCTATTACAGACACCCCGCCTTTTCCGCTCCAGAATGTATAAGAATTACTTGTAAAGTCACCTATACCTTTTCCTACTTCTGCTATTCTTGATGCGAACATAGGATCAACTTCTATATCTGCTAAAGTTTCTACTCCATCTTTTAATTTTTGGTAATTAGTAGCATTAAAGATTTGTAGTCCAACAGCTCCTAAAATTGGAGTCTGTAAGCTAGTTATTGCAGCTCCTAGATCATCAAAAACTTTGGTATCAAGCTCCGTGTTGTTTAATGTGGTAACACCAGCTGCTAAATTTTCAAAGTTAGATCTAGAGAATATATTAAAGCCTAATGCTTCCCCGGCCTGAATATCTTTATTAATAGCGTTTATTGCAAGGTTTAATTGTTTAAATTTGTCTATTGTAAGATCAAGGCCGTTTAATCTTCTCATTCCTTCATCGACTTTTATAAGACCTTCACCAAATGTTTCTACTGCTTTTGCGCCAACATACAAAGCACCAGTTACCATTAAAAGTCCACCACCTAGTAATCCTAAAGTGCCTCCAACAACTGCACCACCCATCATTCCAGCCCTGCCAAGGCCACCAATTGCACCACCTATTGTAGCTCCAACTATTCCTCCCCCTAAACCTGCCCCTGTCATTCTACCAGCTTGTTTATCTAAATTTTTATAAGATGAAGCAAGCCTATTTACTGCCTGTGTATTTTTATCTATCTCTGCTGTAGTCTGCTTATTTGGTGAAAAGAAGCCAGCTATACCGGACATCATTCCCCCTTTACCTACTTTACCTTCATTTTGCTCAGTAGCAAATGCGGCAAGCGGGGCTAGGCTTGAGCCAATATTACCTAGTATAGATTGAATATTTGTTAAAACTGTTAGCTGTGAACCAGCTAGATTATTAGCTTGATTTAATTGTGTATCTAATGTATTGACAAGGGTAGCGTTTCCTGAATCTATTGCAGCAGTTAACTTATTAATACGCATAACCTGCTGACCAATAAGCCCAAATACTTGTGCGTTAGTTTTAAGATCGCCTTGACCTTTAGGTAATTTCTTTCCTATTTTAGGTTGGTCGAAAGTCCCGCTACCATCTTTTGCCATTTATTTTCCTATTTACCGAACGCTTTTCCAGCTTCACTAATACCAAATGCACCAAGTGTTACTACAACAAATGATGTATAAATTGTATCAGATATAACTAGATCTTGACCCATAAATGCAGTGATTAGATCACAAACACCAAATATAGTCATTAAACTAAATGAAATAAATCCAATTATTGCCTTTTCATTTACGTCATTATCATCCAGAAATAAGTCCATAAATTTTCTTTTAGGAGGAGCTAGCTGCTTACGTGCTGCTTCTGCTTCTTCCTTTAATTCCTTTATAGTATCTTCTTGACCATCAATCTTTTCGATTAAAGCCATATACTTATCCAGATCTATTTCTACTTCATTCCTGTCATTATCTTTAGCCATTATTATTCCTCTTTCTAGCTTCTTCCTGAGCCTTTAAATAATCCACTAACATTTCAGTATATAACTCACGCTCAAACGGATACATATTTTCTAGCTCCGTTAACGAGTATTTATGATGCTGAGCCAGGTTAAACTGTAATTGATAATGATTTCCTAAGTCCGTATGGCTTAGGCTAACATAAAAAAATCAGCTAACCCTCTCAACTCCCTTTCAAATTTATCACCTTCTTCATTTTCATATTTTATTTTTAAATATAAAACTGGAGCTAATGATAAAAATTCTTGTATTTGTGCAAAGTTCTTTGATGTTAAACTTGAAAGAAATTCATCTTTCTCTTCTTGGTTATAGTCATCTAAAACATAAACTTCACTACCATCTTGATTGTAAACTGATTCGATTACACTTGATATTAATGATACAGCAATATC